TTTGACGAACCTAAAAAGCTACAACCATATTCTTGTTGAAACTGCTCTTCGCTAGTGTTTGCTATTTGTTCTGCTGCCCACTTATCATCTCTTCGTGGTCCGCCTGGGGTTATTGGAACGTCCCGCCAAGAAACTTCTATTGGTACGAATTTATTTTTAAGTTTATGCCCCTCAGGTCTATTTGCATCTATCCAAAGTTTGTGAAAGTGATTCATTCCATTTGGGGTTGATACAATAATAAGTTTAGTGGTAGTTCCCGCTGAAATAGTCGGATAAGTAGACGAATAAAATTCTTCTGCTACGTGAGAAGGCAAGAATGCGTATTCGTCAAGAAGAAGTAAATTAAAAGAACCACCACGGATTGCACTTGAAGAAGTTGCATCACATATTACTCTAGAACCATTTTCTAGTTTAAATGATGTTTTGTTCCATTCCACAACACCTTGTTGTAAAAACTGTGGTAAATTTTCATAAGCCAATTGAAGTTTTGCAAACAACTCGTCTTTGGCTGTTTTAAGTTTGTTTGCAAGAATTGCCACGCTAACGCTTTGATTAAACGTAACATAATGACAAATATAACCAATTACAGAAGTAGACTTACCGGATTGGCGCGGCCACTTTGAAATTGTAAATCTGTTGGCGTGTATTGTATTGACGAATCTTTGTTGATAATCGTATAATTCGAAGGGCATTACACCTTTATCAAGAGTTTTAACTTTTACATATTTTTTGCAAAAATATACAGGGTCATTGGCACAGCGAACATATTCTTTTAACTGTTCTTCTGTATAATTTAATTGAATCCCCGGTGGTTTTAATTTTGGATTATTTCGGTAACCCTGGTTATTGTTTTGGGACATCTTTAACAACCTCAGCTTCAATCACTTCTTTTTCAGTGCTTCTATCTTTATTTAACAAGTTTTGAAGATCTTTGGTTGAACCAACAAATACAGCATTGTTTGTTTGTTTTACGGTTGTTTTATCTGTTCCAGTTGTTGCTTTTGCTTTTTTATGCACATCTAAAACGTTATTATTCAAATCTGCCATAGTTTTTAATAAGATTGCAACAACTTCAAAGGCTCTTGGAGAATCTGATTCAGTTGCAACCTTTAAAGCGCTTTCCAGAGCAACATTACCATTTTGAATAAGATCTTTTAAATTTGATTGAACTAGTTCATAATCTTTTTGAAAATTACCAAGATCAAATGTACCACCAGAAATTTCTTTTGATGGTTTTTCATTTTCGTTTGGTAAATTAAAAAACTGTGTTAAATTTTTATTCATCGTATTCCACACCAAAAGAAAATCCAGCAGTTGTAATGGCACTTATGCCTGTATTGACTTTTCCGTAAATATAGCTCTTCGCAACAAACGATAAAGATGATATGTTTATTCTTCTATTACCAAAGTCACCATCAAATCTTTCACTTATATTGCTTGAAGTCATTATAATTGGAATTTTTACATTGTCTTGAACATCATTTAAATCTAATTCAATAACGTGATCAGGGTTAAAATAAGGTATTATTTGTTCAACAATTTGCAAAGTATCATCTATGTGTCTCGTATACACGTATAAACTAAAACCTATATTTACTGGAACTTGTTCGTTTATTGAATCGCCCGTTGACAAACATTGACCGCCCGATTGTGAAGAAGAAAAAATGGGCATGGTTTTAACTCTTCTTCTTGAGGCATCAGGAGTTATAGTTGTCATGATATAACTCATCTTAGGAAGTTGTGTTTCTATCCTAGTGTTATCATTAATTGAAGATGGTTCTAACAATCTTCTAATAAATTTTTCTTGTGGGGCATAAGTAATCGGAACACGAATATTTAATGGATTGTTTATATTATCTGGATTTTCATGACTAACATAAACATTATTAAATAATGCGCCAAATCCCACAACCATTTTTCTTAAACTTTTATTGTAAAATTGCGTAAACATAATTTTTTAATCGCATTCAGCAAAAGGGTTATTGGGATCGAAAGTATATCCTGCGGCTTCTGTTTGAAGTATATCGTTAGACCCAGCTGTTGTGCCTAGGCCATTGTTTAGTGGGATGATGTTGGAACCAGAAAGCCCTCTTGTATTTGATACAAGAGCATCAACCGCATCAATAGATGTAGACATTTTTTCGTAACTGTAAGTAAAGAGTTCTGCTGTTATAAAGTAAGAATACAATCTTCCAAGTGGATAAAAAGGATTTTCGTGTTCTACAAAGTTTATTTCAAATAATGATTTTGAAGGTGGAAAATAAATTAAATCGCCTTCGCGGGGTCTTGTGATTGAACTGTTTTTATCTGTTACTTCTTGCTTAAATCTTTTTCTAGCAAAAACTAAATTTACTTTGTCTTTTATTTCCAAACCAAACTGAGTAATTACATCATTTCCTTCAAAGCCTTTAAATGATTGAAGATACATTTCTAAAACATATGCATTGTCAAAATAAGAACCAGGGTCTTCACCAAAAATTTTATCAATCGAAAGATAGTCTCTTGGAATGTAGTAACAATCCACACCAGTAGCTTGAATAATTTCAATAGTTATTCCTTCTACTAAATCTTGTTCACCTTGATAATTTTGAAAGTATGGGTTTTTCAAAGTTTATCCTATAAGTGGATCAGGTGGCAATTCTTGAGTCTTAGTCAGCATTACTTCAATCGTATTGAGTTCATTTACCGCTTCAGCCATGATTGCCGCAGCATTAAGCTGCGCCCCACCGGGTAGTGGAACTCCAGCAAATTTCATTAAATTTTGAGCCCATTGCTTCTTTAAAAGAGCTGTATAGTATTTTTTAAATACTCTGTCTTGCCAAACTTTTTGATATTGGTTTGGATCTATTTGCACATAAGCTTCGACCAATAAATATGAACCAGGAATTAAAGTAGAGTTGTCCATATCCAAAGTTAATCTATCTGTTGTTCTTGTATAAGTGTATGAAACTGGATAATTAAAAACATCATTTACAAGTTTCAAATAACTCATTGATTCCATATAATTGGCCATTGGACCAATGTTTAATCCACCTTGATTAAAATAAAGACCAAAGAAATCAAAAAGGGTCAATTGGTAACGCAGATCAAACATATAATCACCAGAAACATCAGATGGTCTATAGACTTTAGTGATTGTTCTTATGTCGGTTGCAAGGGGCCAATCACCAGTAACACCTGTTGTTGGATCATATTTTGGCTGGGCGCCCACAGCACTTCCAAATGTTGTAGTATCAAAATATTTGTTAGCAACATCGCTTTGAGATATTTGATACAAAAATAAAGCTCTTTGATTAAAATCAAAATGCCTTTCATACATATACTCCAGCGCTTCATCTAAACGGTCTTGAGCCTGTTGGGGATCTATATTTACTTGAATAACCGGAGCACCAAGTGATCTAAAACAGTAATCGATGAATTCTTGACGGGTTGTTGCTGCCATAAAATTATTTATGAATTTTCAATTATTTTATTAATTTTATCAAACATCTCTTCTTTTTGTTTGTTAACAGAAACTGTAAGTTGTACTTTTTGAATATTTTGAGGATCCATGTTTTCTACTTTTCGTTTTCTGCTAATGCTTTCTTCGGGGGAGTGGGGATCATAATTTGTAAACCCGGGCATTTTGAGGGGACAAGTTAAATATGGATAATCAAGTTTTGAATATACGCCTGGTTCTCTCAAAAGCCATGTGTGTTTATGGTCACCGCAACCACAACCACCACAATAATAAAAATTTGATTTACTGCTTTGTTTCAGCATATGGCATGGTGAAAGATTGTCTAAACCAAAGCAGGAAACATATCTTAATTTTTTAACATCATCACCAATTTTATTATTGTCTTTGCCCCGAGAGGCTATAGACATAGCAAACATCATAATTTTTGTTATCATGGAGTTTCGTATATAATATAAGTTCCAGCTGGATAAACTGATCTATTTAAAAATGGTTTATATTTTTCTGGAACATTTGCCCTAACAATCATAAAACCAGGACTTCCTGTTTGAACTTTGCATTGTGAAATTGGAAGATTTAAAAGTGTAGTTAAAACATATTTTACAGAATCACAACTACCTTTTATATTAAAATAATTTTCATCAACATTTAATGCAAATTTTTTAATATTTGGAAGCAAATCATTTAAGTCTGAGGTTGAAGAAAAATCTTCATAAGGAAAATATTTATCAGCTAAAGCTTCTAAAAATTTATTTTTAATAGAAAAAGGGCATTGTATATTTTCCCAATCAACTTTACCACCATATCCATAATCTTCACTAAAAAGCCATCTTAGATAAGATTTTACTATTTGGACAATCAATACGTTTGAAGAATCTTGTTCTGCTTTTTTATAAATCCAATTTGGAAATAAAGATTTAACTGTTAGTTTATCGCCAAACCAAGGATTTCCTGAAAGATTATAAAAATTAGAACCAAGAATAGCCTGAACAGATTCGACCATCTGTTTTATTTTTATCTCTAAAGAAACTTGAATTTTGTTAAATAATAAAATCATTTTTTATTGAGAATAAATTACGTTAATTCCCGCAACGGCTCTTTCTGCAATATAAGTCATAAGTTGGGATATTATTGTTGTGTCAGTAACACCATCAACATATACTTTTATTGTTGATGGTTCATCTGCGTTTGCTACAGTAACATTAGACTCACTTGCTATAACTATTCCAGAAGCAAGAATTGCAGTTTTAAAGTCATTTAATGTGACACACCTGTGTTGTGCAGTAGCAGCAAAATTAACTTTTGATCTAGCCAATCCAACAGAAAGGTTATCGTAACCTCCAGTCGGAGTGTTTATTGTTAAAAACCCTAGATAAGAATTGCTAGTTTGTATTGTACTTTCATTGCCAGCTGATCCATCTGATATTACTGCCGTACAAGAAACTGTATAATCTGTAGTTAGATTAAAAGATTCTGGCAAATTTGATGTAACCAAATATCCGTTAACTGTGTTTAATACTGTAAAATAATAACCTGTGGTGGTTAATGCTATATTAGATTTATCAACCTTTTCCCACTGTATCAAATTTCCAGAAGAGTCTACGGTTTTCATTGTAATTGTAGAAGGATCTACAGTTAGCGGCAGTGCCATTGATTGCGTTGTAAAATCCCAGTTTGTATATTCAACTGCCTCCGTACCACAGTAAAAAGTTATTGTGTCAATTGCATTTGCAGGAAGTTCTTCGGTGTTAAAAAACAATAAAGACGATCCGCTTGTGCTAGTTGCTTGAAATGGAGTATATGCTGATAAAGTTGCGCCATATACAATTACATTTCTTGTAGTTGATGCTGATTTTTTAACTTCTAGTAAAACAGACGAGTTCGAAGCTAAACCAACAATAGAGGGCAAAAGTGTAGCGGTACTTAAAAAAGATTCTTTATAACCCATTTGGGCATAAATTCCATTGTATGCAGTAGCTGTAGCCAAAATATTTACAAGCATATTTACCGCACTGGCTTTATTTTCATAATCTAAATCTGCTAAAGTCGGTTCTGATTTTAAAAATGTAGTTAAAGATTGAACAATATCATTGTAATCTAAAGAAGCTACATCTAAATTTTTAAAATTTAAAGTCATTGTAATGGGACCTCAATTGTGCATTTCATTTTTTGTTGTTTTAAATACTCTGATTTTTCAAATGCAATGTCTACTATTATTTTTGTATCATCAATATACGAAATAAAAGTTTTAACATTGTTTATTTCTTTTATAGCGTCTTCTATATAATTTTCTAAATCTGTTTCAGTAAAACTTTTATTGCTAACTGGATCAAAAATAAGATTATAATAGTTAGACCCCAAATAAGGACTTGACGGCAATTCTCCCTTTTGTGTTTTACAAACATTTTCAATTTTTTGAACAATAGAGTTATACCCACTAACAACTCCTATATCTTTTTTAGAAGCTACAGTGCTAACTTTATATCCCAAAATATTAAAATCTCTGTACGTTGCCATCCTAATATTTAGTAAAGCAATTCGACGGCAGTAACGGAAGTTTCTCCAACTCCACTGTTTGTACATGTATGTTTTGTAGATAAAACATAATACTTTTTGCTTAAACTAGATGTTGATGTAGATGTGCTATATCCGCTTATTGCATTTACAGCAATATCAATAACATTTCCCGGTCTAAGTTTTAAATCTGCAGCTACAACTAAAGTTACTTTTGGACCATATGTAATTGCATCCAAAAACCTTTTTCTTTTTATTGGAGTTTCTTTTGGTGTATTCCAAAACGTAGCAACATTTAATCTTAATTTTAAATAATCAAGATATTTACTTCCAATTTCAGGACATTCGCAGCTTATTATTGAGTCAGGAGCAGCCCAAAAACAACCTTTCCAACTTGCTCCAAGATCGCTTTCTATTTTTTCACATTCTGGAGACTTTTCACCAATTAAAGGACTGTCAATTTGGTTTGGCTGTGGGTCTATTAAAGATGGCGGACCAGACCAATTTGGATTAAATCCTGTAATGTTATCCACAATGTCTTGGACTTTAGAACCATATAACTCATTTGCTAAACAATCTTCGTAACTTAAAGCACCGGTTGTCAAACCTCTAGTAATAAAAGGATTAGCACATTCATAAGTTGAACGCGATCCGGGTGGGTATATTAAAGTTTGCACCTCGGTGGCATTTACTGTTTTTATTTGTTGTGCAAAGCCGTCAAATCTTTCTGCCATAAATCTCCTTAATTATGTAACCTCATTGCATTTACCGTCTGTAATATTAGATAGTTCAAAGCAATACAAATATTTTCCCTCAGAAGCTTTTATATATTCCAATAAACGGTCTCTGTCTGCACCAATTGCACTTTCATAATTTTTAGAATTTAAAATAATTTGTATATATGGTATTTTTCTCATTAATACAATATGCAAACAGCTAGATTGATTTTGAAAAGTTTCAAGTTCGCCTGTATCGTTGCCAACAGGTCTATAAGTTATCGAACCATCAAAAACAGGCTCATTTAAATTTTCAGCATACCACCCCGGACCATAATATTCTAAACTATTTTTTCTTTCATTTAAATTAATTGCCAAAGTGTTAAGATAATTATTAGAACCCTCATCCATCTGACTCCAGGGACTATATTCTGGATAATTAAAATTATCAAAATTAGTTATTTCACTTGGAAGGTTTACACCTATCCGTTTCCACCTATATCTATAGACTAAAGGTTCATTATTGACACCAGTTACATCATTATTTACATCTTGTTCCCATCCTGTAATACAAGCAAAAAAAGTTTCCTCTTCTTCAATTACAGGTTTACGCAAACAACAAAGAACATAATATACAAAGTTTTGAATTTCAATATCTCTTATTTGATCCAGTTTTGCTGTATCTGTTTTTGTATCATTTCTCAGTTTATAAATTTTTTGTAAATTTGTATTTGGACCATTTATTGTTCCAGATGTAGACGACCCCTGGTTTGGGTGGACTGGAGTCATATCCCACATATTTTTCCACATTTCCGGATTGTCAATGAATGGATATGGATCAGCAACTCCCATTAAATTTTTATTTTCATATGCATTTTTGTTTCCATATTCCATTCCTAATAGTGTTGAATTGGAATAAGGGGTAAAAGAATCATTTTGTTGATAGTAGCCGAAGTGTTTTCTTTCATACTCCAGATCACTTAAACCAATAGTACCAGAAAGATTGGACACCACACCAGATTCAGTAACAATTTCGATATCGTATTTTTTACCATCATCTAAAAATTGATGATTTATTAGTAAAACTTCTTGAGTTTCTGTTGATGCTGCTTCGGGTTTATTTAAAATTTTTGGTGTTTTTCTAATGTAGTAATATTGTCTATTTAAATATTGTGCTGCTGGTGCTGTTGTAAAAACATAAATCTTTTTTCTTCCAGCACTGTTTGTTGGGGTATCTTGTGGAAAAATTGCATAAGACCCATACGTAGATTCGCCAGATGCATTTTCAGTAAAATATTTAAAATTTATTTGATTATTGAATCCAGTCCAAAATAAAAATCTTGGTTTCTTGCTTGTATTTTCACAAGCCAAGCTAGTAATATAATTCATATATTGAATTGGGTTTTCGCTTAATTCTTCAATTTTTTCTTTAAGTGGATTTATTGGTCTATATGTAATAACATTAGAACACTTTTTATTTCCCCAATTTATTAATTTCACAGCATCCACACCACTATTCAAACCCGTGCTAATTTTTATTTTATCTGTTAGTGTTTCTAAAAATGTTTCTATATTTAATACTTGAGGAAAAGTATAAGATGACACTAAATTGGTTGTAGAAATATTTTGATTTACAAAAAACAATTTATTTGTAAAATTAATTCCAACAAAATTTTCTTCTGTTTGAGAAGCTGCATTATTTAAATAAGAAACACCACTGATATAAAATGTTTCTGCTGGATCTCCATTCAAATATTCAATGACAATTTTTTTGTCAATTGGATTTGTTGATAATCTATTGACAAATGTTACCACATCATCTAAATCCCTAACAGTTAGACACCCACTAGGAAACAAATCAAAAACACTTTCACTAAATTCAATTTTTTCAAATTGACAAATCGTATTTGGGCGTGTTATAACCAAAGAACCGAGGCTGATACTTTTAATTGGTGAAGATAAAGGATTTGTAGGAGAAAATGTCATAATTAAACGATATAGTTTTGTTCAACTTTTGTAAAATTTAAAGAATTAAATGTATAAGGTAAAAAGTATTTTATATTTGTATCTGTAGTTTGAGCCGCTTCTTTATAAGTTATTGCCTGACTTACACCAGGGAGGCCAAAGTTTTCTCCGGATGTAATAGGCAAATCATCTTCCAATGCACCAAATACTTGTAAATTGCCAAATGTTTTGTATTTAACTTCTTTTGTTGCATCTGTCTGTGTTTGAATATAATTGATTTTATTTGTAGCACCTCCATACGTACCTTTGTACGAATAGGTGCTACCATTTACTATAAAATTTACATCTTGATTGAGACCAAATGAAATGCCACCATAAGTTTCTACAATTGTATTTTTGGTAAATGGGTTATAACTTTTTACAAAACCAAATCCACCTGTTAAGCTAAAATTTCCGGTTGACCCATATTGCCAAGTTGGACCAGAGTTTGCAATATATGGTAATACCAAAGAACCTTCAGTTACGATTACATCTTGATTTGTTAAAGTATTTATTGTACTAATTTCTGAATTAATGCTGTATTCATCTAATAAATCAACTGTGTCTGGACTCAACAAAGTAAATGGATTAAAAGTATCATTGGCATATAAGAAAAGCCAATAACTTTCGATATCGGAATAAACAGTATTAGCAAGTTCTAAAAGAGTTGTATTTGACGATACATCAATTAAAGCAGTTTCTCTATTTTTTGAATCTAAAACATAATAAGAAGATATGTCTGTAACCTTTATATCTCCCAGTTCGGTTGTATATTCTATTTTCGGTAAATTTTTTGAATAATTCATCTAATACTCACTATTACAATATTATTTCAGACTTCGATTGCAATCCACCCTGACCACCATCACCAGAAATATTTGGATTATATGTACCAGTTTCAAATTCTCTAAATGTTAATCCTAGTAAAGTAAGATTTGATCTACCATTTGGCAAAGTTCTTACAACAGAATCGGCAGCATCACTATATTTAACAGTCATTGAAGTTAATACTAGTGGCATTGGTTCTCCAAGCCAATCTGCAGTATAATTAAGATCATTTTCCAAACCACTTTGTCCTAAAGGTCTTCCTCTAGAAACTCTTAAAGTCCAAATTGGCTGTGGATAACTTCTTTCAGGTAAACCTGGAACAATTTGTGGATAGGATGCTTTTCTAAAACTGCCAACAATTCCCCTGACAGCTTCACTTTCTGCTTCAGATTTAGGAACAAAAATATATTCAAAATTATATTCTTTTCTTGCTTCGGAAACCATAGTCGCTTCTGTTACGTTAGAAAATCTCCTATAAGTTGTGGTAGCATACATATATTCATTTTGAAATTTTGCTGGATCTATGATTCTATTCCACAAAAGTTCAAAATCACCACCAGAGTTATTAAGTGCAGCCATAGATAAAACTGGGCCCACTGGATTTGTACCTTCACCAAATTCGTGACGAACTGTATAACCAGGTTCTTTGGGCAAAGGCAAAACAATTTGCACTTGTGCTCTATTGTAAATGCCTGATCTGGTTCTGTCTGCAGCTTGCAAACTATAAGGAGCTGCAAAAAATCTTAACCAATGTGGTATTTCCTGTGCAGGATCACTACCAGAAATTGGATATTGGTATATTGTTGCTGCCATTATATTACTATTTAGTGAAAATTACCTAAATAATTTTATGGCATATAAAACATTATTTAAACCCAAAAATGTAAAAAAATATATTGGTGATTCCAATAATATTGTATGCCGATCTTTGTGGGAACGACGTGTTTGCAAATTTTTAGATGAAAACAAAAACATATTAAAATGGTCTTCTGAAGAAATAGTTATTCCATATTTAAGCCCAATAGACCAAAAGATACACAATTATTATCCCGATTTTTTAGTTCAATTTAATGATGGAAGTAAAGTAAAAACTTGGTTACTTGAAGTAAAACCATCAAAACAATTGGTATTAAAAGAAAATAGCAGCAAAAAAGAAAAAATTACATGGATTGTAAATACCGCAAAATGGGAAGCTGCAAAAAATTATTCTTTAAAAAACAATATGGAATTTAAAATTTTAACAGAAAAAGAAATATTTACTAATGCCAACGCCAACTAATCCAATAACTTCAATTAAAACATATTTTGAAAACCATAATGGTTTACAATTGGCAAATAGATTTTCCGTCTCCTTTGCTGGATTACCCGGAGGTATTTCTATTGGTGATAATTCTGATGGGTTTGTACAGGCCGAATATATGGCTTTAGGACCAAGAGCACTAAACACTGTACAAGACAATTTAAATGGTTTTGGTTTTGGTAGGTTTGTGCCAAGAAGCCAAGATTTACTTAGCGGTGGATTTGGTGTTCAATTAATATTTCCCGTAACAAATGACCATCATCTTATTAAATTTTTTAATGATTGGTTTTCTTACTTTTATAAAAGCCCCCGCCAAGCTGGTGGTAATCCTTTAAATGTATATAAAATTCCATATTACAATGATGCAGTAAGGCCAGTCACAATGACTGTAAATATGTTAAATCCAAATGGTGGTGTTAATAATTCAATAACATTTTATGAAGTTTTTCCTGTAGAGACACAACCAATAGAAATGAGTATGGCCTTTACCGATAAATATTTAAAATATGCTGTTACATTTGCATACAGAGATTTTGTTCAAACTATAGGAATACAAACACCCAGTAGCCCTGAAGGTTAATAGTAATTATGGATAAAGATGATATTAAAACATTGATAGATTCATTAAGTCCCACTTATGAAACTATTTTGCCTGTTTCAGGAAAAACAGTTTTATTTATTCCATTTAAAGTTAAAGATGCAAAAAACATCTCAATTATTTTAAATGAACAAAATAAAAAACTTTCATTAATTGCAATGGTAAATTTGCTAAAGGCAAATACAAAGGGAATTAATATTGAAGAACTTTGTCTTGCAGATGCAGAATACTTGTATTTAAAAATAAGATCTAAAAGTGTTGGCGAACTAATAAATATTAAAATTGGTGAAGAAAAATACAATATAAACATTGATGATATCAAATGCCGCAATACCCCAACAGAACAAAATTTGTTAATAAAAGATGGTGTTTATGCTGTAATAAAAACACCACAAATAAAAACAATACTAAATTCTGATTTTAATGACGAACACTCAGTACTTAAAAAATACATACACACAATAATAATAAAAAATGAAATATTTAATTTAAGTACTTTTGTTCCTGACACTCTAAAAGAACTTATAGAAAATTTACCATATTCCTTAATCAAGGATATTCAAGAAATATCAAAAAAACAACCTGAACTATATTTTTCTATTCCAGCAAAAGATGGAGAAAGAGAGGTGTCAGGTACACTAAATTTTTTTACTTGGCTTCAAACTTCATAGACCTATTTGACTACTACAAAACTAATTTTTCATTGATAAATTATTACAAATGGTCAATCGAAGATATTGAAAATATGATGTTTTGGGAAAGAGAAATTTATATAAATCTTTTGGCTGAAGAAAAACAAAAAGAAAGTCAATTAAAAATGTCACAGCAATTTGGTAGGTAAAATATGGAAGCAAACAATACGGGATTACCGGAACCAACAAAAGAAACTATAAATGTTGAGCAAGTAGTTCAAAATTATTTAATTGAGCCAGATATGCTTTTTTCAAATACAGAAAAAGCAACAACAACATTAGGCGAAGTTAAATTTTCAGAAGAAGATTTAAAGCAGTCAAATGTAAACAATAACTTTCAAAACTTGTCTGCCAGTGGCCAATATATACCACCATTCAACAATTCTGCCAGTTTAAAATTAACAGCACCATCAGTTGTTTTAGAAAAGCCAATTGAACCTCAAAATGTTTCAAAAAAAGAATTTCAAAATGTTTTAAATCAGTTGACTGGAACTATAAATCCTGCACTTCAAAATCTCTATAGTTCAGTATCTGCTGTAATGGAAAAGGGTAAAGATCCAAAAGGATTTACAGAAATTAGACCAACATATAATGGTGATGCATTTTTCTTTGCTGACGAAGTAAAAAGAACAAGTCAAAAATTTTTATGGTCATAAAAAAAGCCCCTTTCGGGGCTTTTCTCACTCATTCTCCATTTCGGAGAAGTATTGCAGTGGATCTTTTTCCTCTGCTTCTGTAATTGATGGTTCCTCTACATCATCCTCAACACTCTTAGATTCATTGTATTGAGAACGAATATCATCACCAACAGCTTTCTTGAATCTCTCTTTAAGTTCATCAAAGCTCTTAAATTGAGACTTATCAATAAATGGCTTGAGAGGATATTGCTTTTTCCAAAGCTCCTCAAGTTTCTTATCGTCACCACCAAAAAGAGGTGCAGGTGATGCAAATTCACTTCTATCGTAATTTACATATCCACCAACGTTTCGGATCTTTAGCTTAAAATCAGCTCCAGTCCAAAAGTTAAATGGGTCTACAGCAACTTCATCTTGAAATTCCGGGTGAGCTAGACTTTGGATTTTTTGAAAAATCTTCGTGCCATATTGGTATAGGAACACCTTACCCTTGTTTTCTGGATTTGCAGGATCTTCAATTACCAAAATATTAGAAATGTAAGTTAGCTTACGCTTACGGTTCCGAGCGATGTTTTTATCATCTTCGATACCGCTATTCCAAAGTTCGGTGTTTGCTGCACAAACTGGGCACTTTTCACCAATAGTCGTGGGGCAGTTTTCATAAAGCCATCCACCCTTGCCCTTGAATGTGTGACTATAAAGAGAAACAAAGGGGGTATCTTCGCCAGCAATTTCTGGAAGAAAACGGATAACCGCATAGCCGTTACCTGCTTTATCGATACCGGGCTTCCAAACCCTTTCGTCTTTATAGCTTTCCTTGGAGGTCATCTTTTCAAGACGCTCTGTTAAATTTGCGACTGAGTTCTTACTTTTCTTTTTAAAATCTGAAAAACTTGCCATATTAATATCCCGAGGATCTACCTCGGCCTTTCTACTTTAATTATAAGCCAACTAATATGTTAGTCAATTGGTAATTTTGGCTTTTTTTTATTTTTTAAAATATTGAGCATTTTACCTTCTTGCTCAATCTTTTCGATAATAGGTTTAGTTAAAAGTTTACCAGCAGCGGTAGGATCTATTCCCATTTCCTCGCTTAGTTCTAAAATACAATCCATAAAGGATAATTTTGTTTTTAAAACTCTTTGTAATACTTTATTTGAAAATTTTTCTTTTGCCGAATCATCTATATACATGTGTAATCCTTATATTAATATACGGGCTAAACTAAAAAGAGCAATCATTATTCACTGCTAAATATTCTAGAACTATTTATAGGATAACAAATGGCTTCTGACAACAACGAAAACATTATTATTGAAACTTCTGGTCTTACTGCTGCAATTGCTACAGACGTAGCACAATTTGCTGGTGTAACAGCCCACTATCAAATTTTTAAACTAGCATATGGAATAACTGGTGTAGCTACTTTAGCTTCATCAACCAACCCACTTCCAGTTAGTTTCGGAAGCGGACTTACAGCCACAATTTCTGGATTTAGTGGTCTTGTAACAGTACAGGGAACCGGTGGTGGTTATCCTCTTCCTGTTAGCGGAACAATCATAGCAACAGGCTCTACTGCATCCCCTGTATTTGTTAAAACATATACAGGTAGCCAAATAGAAATTACTGGTGGTAAATTATACACAACTGCAGACTCTATTTCTTGCTACGGACCCTCTGGAGCCACATCTATCTTTGTAAAGTTAGTTGGTTCTACCGGATGGTCAATAGGAACAAATGGTGATGCACTAAAAGTTTCAATCACAGGAGCCACATTTGAAGCTACCATTCCAGCTACTGTAACTGTAGCGGGTATTTCTGGTGCTACTGCCGTTGCTGTTACCGTAGGAAATACAGTTGGTATTTCTAATACTCAAATTACAGATGGCATAACTGCTATTTATGGCCAAGTGGTCGGCTTAAGAACAGATTTTAGTGCTCTTGGAGTTGGAAGAGCAACCACATTTAAAACAGGTAGAATTTCTCCAACATCAGCTGCAGTTCTTCAAATGGACAGTTCTGGGTTTACTTGCTTGGCTGGTATCAATGTAAAAGCTCTTTCAACAAATACAGATTTTATATATCTCGGAAATACATCTGGCTTGATTGGATCCTCTTATGGGTATGCTTTAGATCCTGGTGAGGATGTATTCTTAAATATTCAAAATACAAATAAAATATTTGCAGTATCAAACACAGGCACACAAGTAATCACATACATGGCCTCATAATATGTTGTCTTATGCATTAAATGCTTGTAAAACACTTATCAATTACGGAACCAATATACGAGGTTCTACATTTGATCCAAGCTTTTCACAGGGATTTATTTCTTCAAAACCAAATGTATCCTTAATAGGGTCTAGTTGTTTTATAGACTATACTGGCTCTTTTAATATTTCTGATTTAACTTATCTTAAAAAATTATTTAAAAACACTCCGGTTGGAACGACTTTTGCATTTTCAGATGCTTCTTATTATGATCCCAATTATGAATATACTGTAGATCCAAGTGGTGTGTTTCGTTTTGAATCTTTGACAGGCAATGATAAATTAATAGTCGGGGGTGTACAATCTGGATTTACAAGTTTAACAAACTATAAATTTTATAATGCAAATAACTTTGTAAACGCCCCTCAATATAGTTCTGGATATAGTGGTGGTGCAACAGCGCACAATTACATAGAAAATAATTTAACAATTAATGCTGGTAAATCTTTTATAAGTCTTGGTATAATTGGAAATCAATTTGGCAAAGAAGAATACGTAGAAGTTGGTGGCTCTTCCACCAATACAGGAAAGCTAAAAATTGATTCAGTAATAAAATTAAAAGATAACCGCGAACTTGTTTATCTGACTTCTACAGCTCAAAATGAAAATTTAGCAATATCGGGGATTACTTATAACCATTATTTGCGCGGAAACGCCAACCCAGAGATTTTATCAAAAAGCCGAAGACAAATAGGTTGCTACGTTGTTTATGATTCATTGGGCAATCAAATTAGTTGTTTTGAAAATCAAAACCAACTTCAAGCATTTTTGAGATCTCAATATGAAACTTCAACTTATACGGCTGAATGGGTTCCATCCCTATCATGTTCAAGACTTTATGATATAGGATTTAGTGCCTCTACTGCCGATAAAGCATTGCCTTACGATGCTTCGGTATTCGTTTACATAGATCAATTTACGGCTGGAAATTACGATCCAAGTGGAAATTATAATGAATCTTATGTTTATTTGTTAAAAACAAACAATGGCGAAAATGGAGCCTTGCAAGTTACTAGTGAATTAAACTTTACAATAGATACCGGATTTAAAATCGATCTTAGTCACCCTTCATTGAAAGGATTTGCTGTAAATTATTACATAGACCCAGCAAAATCTGTTCCAATGACAGAAAACATTTACTTGCTCGGTGTACCCGGTTTTGATCAGTCGGGCATTTTGTATACTAAAACAGAAACAAGTTCACGTTCAATTTATATTGAACTTGTTGGTCCAACTTTATTAGGACTGCAAGTTACAATACAATAAAAAAAACCCCCGCCGAAGCGAGGGTCTTTCACAAACCGTCTTTTTATTATCGTGAGCGATTTCGCGCTACACGATAATAAGTACGACCATTACGAAGCTCGCGAACTACAGTGTAGTTCATATCAA